ATGCATTATTAAGTAAATGTAGTACTAATATTAGTAATAGTTTTACACCAGTTTCATCTAGTTTAATAACTATTACTGAACAAGTAGAAAAATCTAGTCAAGTAAATGATGATTTGTATAAAGGATTTCTTATCAAAATTGAAACAGTACCATACACTTCAACTGTGAATCGTTATAAAGCAGTCGGAATCAATCCAGATGGTATAAAAATAATTGAAACTGGATTATCATTCACTCAAAATAAACAAACGTTAATAGACGAATTAAAACAAAATATTGACAACAATAATTTAAAAGCTAACTAATTAAATATTTATAATAAATGAAACCGATCGAATTTAAACAAATAATCAAACAAGCCGTAAGGGAAGCTATTCAAGAAGAATTAAAAGATATTCTATTGGAAGCAGTACGATCACCTAAAACTATGGTAGTTGAAGCAAAACAATTATTAACAAGCTCACCAGAATCAACTCCTGAGTTAGCTGTTGATAGACGTAAAAAATATATGGATGTATTAGGAGAAACAGCAGGATTTAATATGCCTGAGTTTACCCCAGGTGGAGATAATAACATTAGCTTCAACAGTAATGCGTTTAGACCTACTGCTGTAAATACAGCTGCAGAAGGATCAGCTTTACCTTCAGGTGAAGTAGATATGAGTCAAATAATGGGTTTATTAAATAATAAATAATGGCGTACGGAGCAAAAAATATATATCCAATTGATACAAAACCTAGAATGGCTGTAGGTGTAGCTATTCCTTTTAACCAACCTGGAGTATTTGGCTCAACATATGTAACTAAAGATGCTATTAAAACTAATTTAGTTAATTATCTTTTAACAAACAAAACAGAAAGATATCTACAACCAACATTTGGTGGTGATTTAAGAAAATATATTTTTGAACAAATCAACTCAAATACTATGGATTTTATAAAAGAAGATATTCAATCTAATATAAATCAAAATTTTCCTAATGTATCAATTGATGCAATAGATATAGAACAATATCCTGATAATAATATAATAGTAGTATCTTTATATTACTCAATTATTAATACAGGTATAAATGATAACTTACAATTACAATTTAACTAATGGCTAATAAAGACATAAAATATATTAATAGAAATTTTGATGAGTTCAAAACAGCTCTTATCAATTTTACTAAGACATATTTCCCAAATACTTATAATGATTTTAGTCCTTCATCACCAGGAATGGCCTTTATGGAAATGGCTTCTTATGTTGGTGATGTGTTATCATTTTATCAAGATAATCAAATACAAGAAACTTTCTTACAATATGCTAAACAAACTAATAATTTATATGAATTAGCTTATATGTTTGGTTATAAACCAAATGTAACAGGTGTATCTATAGTAGATATTGATGTGTACCAACAAGTACCCGCTATAACAAGTGGAAGTGTTCAAATACCTGATTTTAGCTATGCTTTATCATTTCCATCAAATTCATCTGTTAAATCAACTTTATCAGGTTCAATTAATTTTATAATTCAAGATCCAATTGATTTTTCAGTTTCAAGTTCAACTGATTTAACTGAAGTAACAGTGTATAGTGTTAGTGGTACTACACCAACTAATTTCTTATTAAAGAAAACACGTCCTGCTATTTCATCAACAATTAATACAACTACATTTTCATTTGGTGATCCTGTTCCTTTCGCTACAGTTAATATCAATGCTGATAATATAGTTAACATATTAGATATAACAGATAGTGATGGTAATAAATGGTATGAAGTAGATTATTTATCTCAAGAAACAGTATTTGACTCAATAAAAAATACTAATACCAATGATCCTAATTTTAGTTCTACTAATGATGCACCTTATTTATTAAAATTAAAACAAGTACAACGTAGATTTGCTACTCGTTTTTTAGATGGACAGACATTACAAATTCAATTTGGTTCAGGTATATCTACTGATACAGATGAGAGTATTACTCCAAATCCATTTAATGTAGGATTAGGATTACCATCAGGACAAAGTAAATTAACAACAGCTTTTTCACCATCAAATTTTATATTTACTAAAACATATGGTATAGCACCTTCAAGTACTACACTAACTGTAAGATATTTAACTGGTGGAGGTGTAAGTTCAAATGTTTCATCTAATACTATTAATACTTTAGTTACACCTCCTACATTTATTAATACCAATCTAAATTCAACATTAGCAAATAGTGTTTTTAGTTCTATAGCTATAAATAATCCAGCTGCAGCAGATGGAGGTATGGATGGAGATACAACAGAAGAATTAAGACAAAATACAATAGGAAATTTCAATTCACAACTTAGAAATGTAACACAAGATGATTATTTAGTTAGAACATTAAGTTTACCTTCTCAATATGGAACTATAGCAAAAGCATTTATTGAACCTGTTAAAGCAGAAAATGTATTACCAGGAGAAATAGCATCAACTTTAGATTTATATGTATTATCTTATGATGCTAGTACTACTTTAAAAACATGTTCTGATGCTTTAAAACAAAATCTATCAACTTATTTATCACAATATAGAATAATAGGTGATTCAATTAGAATTAAAGATGGTTTTATTATTAATATAGGTGTGAATTTTGAAATAATAGTATTACCTAATTATAACAATAATGATATTATTATAGCATGTATTAATGCTTTAAAAGATTATTTTGCTATAGATAAATGGTTAGTAAACCAACCTATTGTTCTAAGAGAATTATATATATTATTAGATAAAATTGAAGGAGTTCAAACTATTAAAAATATAGATATAGTAAATAAGGTAGGAACTAATTTAGGATACTCACAATATGCTTATGATATTAAAGGAGCAACACAAAATGGAATTATATATCCTAGTTTAGATCCTTCAATATTTGAAGTAAAATACCCAAACAACGATATTTCAGGAAAAGTAGTATCATTATAATAAAATAAAATGGCAATATATAAATTATACCCGTATAAAGACGCTACAGTATATTCGTTTTACCCCGATTCAAATACAGGATTGGACAGTATATTAGAAGCTGGTTTTCCGTTAACTATACAAGGATTATCGGGCGTTTTTAGGTTTTTCCTAGCGTTTGATCAAACCGAAATAAACAATGTTTTTTTAAATCAAGTTAAAACTTCAACTTGGCAATCTAATTTAAGATGTTATATAGCAAATGCTGAAGGAATGGGTTTTTCTAGTAAAGTATTTGTTCATCCTACTTCAGGTTCTTGGAATAATGGAACAGGACAATTTGGAGATAATCCTATAGTATCAGATGGTATTAGTTGGAACTGGAGAAATTATATTAGTGGTAGTGGTTGGGAAGTATCAGGATACAGTCCATTTGTGACTGCTTCTTTTTTAAATAATAATAAAGGAGGAGGTGTATGGTACACAGGTTCATCTAATACAAGTTTAAATTTTAATCCATCTCAATCTTTTGATATTAGAAGTGATAAAGATTTAAATATTAATGTTACTGATATTGTTAAAGCATGGTATAGTAGTTCTAATTCTATTGGATCAGATACCTATGTAAGTAATAATGGATTTATAGTTAAATTTGATGACGCAACTGAATTTTTATCTTTAGAATCAGTTCAACCTGATTTAAAATTTTTTTCAGTAGATACTCATACTATTTATCCTCCAGAATTAGAAATAAAATGGAGAGATTATAGTTTTGCACCAGGAACATCTCCTATTATTACTGATTCACAAATCTATGCTTCAGTAACTGAGAATCCAGGTTTCTTCTATCCTGATAGTATAAATAGATTTAGAATAAATTGTAGACCAAAATATCCAACAAGAGTATATCAAACCTCTTCAATTAATACTAACAATTATTACTTACCATCATCTTCATATTACGCTATAAAAGATTTAGATACTAATGAGTATGTAATAGATTTTGATACTACTTATACTCAAATTAGTGCTGATAGTACTAGTAATTATTTTGATATTTATATGAATGGATTACAACCAGAGCGTTACTATAAAATATTAATTCAAACAGTAGTAAATAATAACACAATAATATTAGATAATGATTATTACTTTAAAATTATTAATGGTTAATGGCACAAGTTAATTTAAATAAAACTGTATTTGAAAAAAGACAATATCAAAAAACAATTGATACTTCTTTTTCTCAATTAATCCCTTCTAACCAAACATCATCAATCGCTACTCCAACTGTTAGTGTAGATCAATTTTTTAATTATTATAATCAATTATTCTTTGATATTCCTAAACTTGGAGATACAAACTCTCATGAGTACCTTATAAAAACAAGTCAAGAATATGTTGGTTCTTCATTTCAATCTGATAATATGCAAGCTTTGATTGATGAAGTAACATTTTTAAGACAACAAAATCTTGATTTAACTACTCAAATACAAACACTATCAAATAGTTTACCCAAATAATGGATAAAATAATTAATATACAAAATATAGATCCCACAACTCTAGAATTACAAACGTATTCTACTCAAGACCAAAACTTAATTTCTAGTTTTGATGTGACAAATACCTTTACATCTAGTGTAGATTATATTGAATATACAGTGTATGATTTTAATCAAAATCAATTACTTTATGTTAATAATTTTTCTAATTATTCTATTTTAGATAATAACTTACAGATAGATCCTGAACAAGACTTAACAATTTATGGATTTTCTGAAGGTCAATATATAACAAATTATAATTTTTTCACTAATATTTTAGGTTCATCTAAAGATAATACCTACTATATTTCAGAAATTAGTCCAGATAGAACTGAAATAAGATTAGATTCTAACATAATTAATCCATTAACAGTGATAACTGATGTTTCAAATTATGTAACACAATTACAAACATCAAACTACTATGCTGATTTTTATTTAAACTTTGGAAACAACCAATTAATAATAGCTAATAACATTTTATTAGATAATTCTAATCCTGTTGATCCAACAGTTTTAATAAAATTATATGAACCACTTCCTGATATTTTTGATATTAAATCAGAATTATGGGCTGTAGAAACTATATCAAATCCTTTAGCATACCAAGCTTCTATTACTTTAATATTTGATAATTTAGATAATAATATACAATTAAAAGGTCCTAATTTAAACATAGCTGTTAAAGATAGAGTTAATAATTCTTCTGAATTTATAAATTATAATACTTTAGTTAGTAATAGTTCAACACCTGGAAGTTCAAGTTTACAATATCAATTAAATAGTTTATTAATAGAAAAAGGAATAGAACTAAATATAGATTATAATGATTATTCTAATTTTGTTTTCTTCTCATCAGCACAAACACGTTTAGAAAATTTTTATTATAAAGTATCATTAATAGAAGAATATCAATCTAACGCTTTATTATCTACAGGTTCATCAAGTACTTCATACTATGTTTCATCAAGTTATGATGTATGGCAAAATAAGATAGATGATATTATAACTAATTTTGATGGTTATGATTATTTTTTATATTTTGATTCAGGAAGTAAATCATGGCCTAAAACTAATATCTCACAACCATATGTTAATGCTCCTGTAAGTTCATTAACTGTTCAAAACTGGTTAAATATACAATATACTAGTGCTTCATATTATGATGAAAATATAAATCCAAATCGTTTAGTAAATACTATACCTAACTATTTAACTGATGATCCTATCAATAATCAATATCAATTATTTGTTGATATGATTGGACAACATTTTGATAGTATTTGGGTTTATATTAAAGATATTGGAAATAAATATAATGCTGATAATAGATTAGATTATGGTGTTTCTAAAGATTTAATAGCAGAAGTACTAAGAGATTTAGGTATTAAAATATACCAAAATAATTTTTCAACAACAGATTTATATAGTTCATTTATAGGAATAACGCCAGGTGGTTCATTAACTGCTTCAACAGGAAGTGAAATGATTAACACTTTTGTTACTGCTTCTCTAAATGGATACTCACTTCCAGGATATGTTATAACAGGTTATTCTAATGGAAATCCAATAGTAGTTCCTTTAGATGATGTTAATAAATCAATATATAAACGTATTTATCATAACTTACCTTATTTACTTAAGAAAAAAGGTACTGTTGAAGGTTTAAGAGCATTAATAACATTATATGGTATTCCTGATTCTATTCTAAGAATTAATGAATTTGGAGGTAAAAATAAAAACGATACCAATGATTGGGATCAATGGGAAAATGAGTATAATCAAGCTTTATATTTTGAAAGTACTATATCTTCATCATTATCAAATGTACAAACACCTTGGGTATTAAATCCATCTTGGAATACACCTAATGTACCTTCTACTGTTTATTTTAGATTTAAAACACCTGGTTTATCATCAGCTATTACTACTCCAACTCAAAGTTTATGGTATGCTAATAGTGGTTCATACTTAACTTTAAAATATACAGGTTCAGGATATACAAGTGCTTCATATTCAGGAGCAAATACAAACTCTTACAATGAATACGCTGTTTTAGAATTTAAACCATCTGGTTCAGTTTCTTCA